GGTGGAGTCATCAGCCACAGCCGCAGCTGGTGCTGCAGCAATAGCAGGAGCTGCGGCGGGCGCAGCAGTTTGAGCCGGTGCGGGGGCGCCGCCGGCGACGTGGGTTGCGTCTGGCATGGAACGGTTTCCTTCTGGGGTTGAGTTTGCGGCGGTAATGCCCACCGTGGGCGGGATGGAAGCGGCGGCCTGGGCGGCTGCGCGCGTGGTGATCTGGCAGGGGTAGGCGCGCACGTCGCGACCTTCGGTGTCCACAAGGCGGCCACCTTCGCTGCGGACCTGGCTGTCCATGTCGGCAGGGATAGGCACCAAGCTGACTTCCATAGGCGTCCAGCGCGTGACGCGGTACACCCACATGCCGGTGTCTTCGGAGGGGGCGACCATTTCAATGGCGTCACGCACGTAGCCCACGCTGACGTTGCGAATGACGCGGTCTTCAAGGTCTTGCACCACCCCCTGCACGCTTTCGCGGCGGCTCAATTGAGCCTGGCAGACACCCACACCGTTTTCGATTACTGGCTGATCGACCACACCGACCTGGTCTTCAAGGCGGTAGCTTGCATGGCTGTCCAACAGTGGTGCACCGCGCTCCAGACGGTCCAGGTTGATAGCCTCTGGCGAAACTTCCAGCTGCTCGATGAAGTAGCGGCCGTTTGCCCAGTCATACCGACGCACCGGAGCACCGGTAGTGAAGACGAGTTCGAACTTGGCCGCAGGTGCCGCGCCCGAGGCCTCTTCAGGCTCGGACCGCTGGAAGTTGCGAACGGCCATTTGCAGGCCAACAAGCGGAAGCTCAGCGGTTTGCGTGGGGGTTTGCGGTGTAGGCATGAACGCGATGGTCTGCGTTCAGCTGTCTCATTTTTAGGAAAACTGAGACAACTTTTGCAGACCACCGCTTCAGGTGCTTTTGGCAAGTCGCGCAGTGGATGAGTCAGCCTGCGCCATGGGCAGCGTTCGCCCCTTCTGCAGCATCATGATCATGTCGAGCGTGCCGTCTTTCTGCAGCCGCTCCATATCGGATTTGAGCTCGGCGAATACCAACTCGGGCTTGTAACCACGCTGGCGCAGCTTTTCGCTGAAGCTGCTGAGCCCGCCGCCGATTTCATCCAGGTCAGCGGCCACATCCTGCACGGGGTTAACGTAGGACCACTTGGGCGTGGACCAGTCCACGGCGAAGTCGCGCGTGCGCATCTTGCCCGCCAGCACGGCCGCCTCGACAAATGCGCGCCACAGGGGTTCACACAGGCGAGGGATGAGCGTGAGCCATTGCAGCTGCTCTGCATTGCGCCGGAACTCCAGCATGCTGACGCGGGCACTGCTGAAGTTGACCTCGCGCACATCGCCGGTGAGCATTTCGTAGGTGACGCCCATGCCTGCTGCCACCAGGTGGAGCTGGTGCTTCATGTACTCGACATAGCCACCAGCCGCCTTAGGCTCCACCACCTCCAGGTTGAGGCCTGATGGCAATTGGGTGATGCCGCCACTGGCCAGCGTGCCAAGCTCCCCGGTTTCGCGCACCTTGCCCTGGGCTTCGCTCTCAGTCATGGACATGCTGGCAACATCACCCGTGGCCACCACGCTGAGGCGAGTCTCCAGGTTCTTGCGCTGCAGCTCGGCGTCCTCATAGAGCTGGATGTCGCGCACACGGGCAATGACCGGTGCGAGGCGAGTGAAGCCGCGCCCCTGGCCCGGCCGCTGCGGGTTGAACAGGTGAATGATGCGGTCAGCCGGTACCGGGTAGCTGCTGGAACGGCCACGCCGGCCTGGCAGCATTTCGCCCGGGTGCTGATCCCAGAGCCAGTAGGCAACGATCTTGCCCAGGGCGTCGTATTCAATGCCGTTGACGATGGTGTTCGAGCCATTGGTGCCGATCTTGGAGCTGTCGAGCCAGTCGATTTCCAGCACCTGGATCTGTAGCGGCACAGGAAGGCCATCCTCTACGCGCCGCGCGCGCAGGCGGACCAGCACCTCACCGTCTTGCTCCATGGCGCGATAGGCCATGGCCTGCAGGCCGTACAGGTCGCTGCGGCCATCAGCATCTGCCACCTTGGCCCATTCGGACCAGAGGGCATCGACGGCGGCGGCGTCCTTGGCGAGGCTGCGGGGGGTGATGCCTGTGCCGATGGTGTTGGCCACCAGGCTTTCGAGCCCGCGCGCGACATACGGCACGTTCTGCACCAGGGCACGGGCGCGCGTGCGTAAGATGGCCGCGTCCGCCATGTGATCGGTGTTGGCACTGGCACCCGAACGGCGGGGGCGCCAGCCGTCGCGCTGGCTGGCGCCCTCATACGCACGGGTCAGCAGCTCACGCGAGCGAACGCGGCGCAGGCCTGCATCGGGGTTGAGCAGGCCGATGAATCGGTCAATGAGGTTGACAGCAGCTTTGGCCATGGATCAATCCCCCCGCGCGGTGGTGAAACGCACCTGAAAGGAGCCACGGCGCGGTGCTGCAGCCGATGCGCCGACTGCTGCCATGTCTGCCTGCATCAGGTTGCGCGCCTTGATGAGGTCGTCCATGTTGCGGTAGACCACCTTGCGCCCGTTGACCTCTACGGACAGCTCGCCAGTGGCGATGGCGGCATTGATGTTTTGCAGGTCGGTTGGTGTGAATGACATGGCGGTGGGCACTGTTTGCGAGCCGTGGTGAAGCGGCCACGGTACCGGCCCGCCTGTCTCATTTCCCGGAAAACTGAGACTATTTTTTCCTAGCGCCTCCGGGCTGCTTGAGCACGCGGTACACCGATGCCCGACTGATCTGCAGGCGCCGCGCCACCTCTGATGCGTTGCGGCCGTTGAAGAGCGCCAGGACCTGGGCGACCAACTCCTGCCGCGCTGTGGCTGGGCGGCTGGCGATGTAGCACTCTTCCCCCTTGAACTCAGCGCGCACCGCCGCCTTGAGCTGATGCACCCGCTCAGGTGGATTGGCGGCCATCTGAGGTATCTCGGCCAGGATGTAGTCGAAGATGCGGTCAACCAGGTCGGGCTCTGCCGCGATGAGCAGATCAAGTTCAGGGGTGGTCGGTGTGGCTGCTTTTTGCATGGGTTACCAATCGCGGCTGAATGCGGCTGGCGCAGTGCGCTGCGCTCTGGGTTGAATCACAGGCTTTAGGCCTGCCTGTTCTGCTTGAATTGCTATCGGTTGAATAGCAAATAGGTCGTTTGTGTCCGGCTGCACGGCGGCCTCTAGCTTTTGCCAGCGGGCGTCGTCGTAGCGGTGCAGGCCGCTGGCCATGGCGGCGTGCAAGGCGTAGTTGCGGTTGTCCAGCTGCTCGTTGCGGGGGCGACGCTTGATCCAGCGGTAGGCCTCGCGGCCGTTGATCTTGGCCAGCACGCGCTGCTCGGCGGTGAGCTGCTCGTAGAACTCGCGGGGCAGTTCGTCGCTGAAGTGCACGTATCCGGGGCCAGGCTGGGTGATGGCGAGCTGGCCGAGCAGCAGGTCTTTGGCGGCATCAACGCCGACGCGCCAGAGCTTGATGCCGTTTGGCACCTTTTTACCGCGCCAGTTGATGTCCTGCGCACTGCTGGGGCCGAGGATGTTGGTGGCTTCGTTGCCGTCGCCCTTGATGGCGCGCAGGCCGGGCAGGATGTGCTGGGCCTTGGCCACCCAGTTGTATACGGCCTGGGTCTGGTCGGATGAATCGATGCTGGTGGCACTGATACCCAGAGTGCCGCCGTGCCATTCTTGTGTGTACCGGCGCTGCAGCTGGTGGGTGACGGCATCCCATTCCTCATCGACGGCGGGGTTGCCCTCGATCACGATCACATCGACCACCCAGGACTCCATGCCACGCCCCCAGGCATAGACGGTGATTTCCCACCGGTTGCGCTGCACGTCCACGCCGGCAGTGAGGTACAGGCCACCCTTGGGCACGGTGCAGAGCTTGTAAGGCTCGGCGCGGGCCTGCAGGGCATGCTCGTCGGTGCGCTCGCCAGCCAGCTCCCATGTCTCGCCCAGGGTTTCGTTGACGAAGAGCTGCATGGGGCCGACCTCGCCCGCCTCCAGCGCCTTCAGGGCGTTCTCGAACTCGGTGACGATATCGGACCATGCCCGCTGCGGGCTGTAGGCTGTCCACACGTGCACGCCCAGGGTGCGCGGCGGGTTGCAGGGCATACCCTTGCTGTCGCGCCAGATGCGGTCCTGGCCGTAGCGCTTGCCCGTGCGCTCGCACACCCAGGCGCCTGCGAGCGGCACGCCGCCCGCCAGGTAGTCGGCCTGGGTGATGGATGCGCGGCAGTGCGGGCACACGTGGTGCACGGTCTCGGGTTTGCCGCGCGTCCACTTGAACCCGTGGGCGAGGTTCTTGCCGCCCCAGATCAGCGGGTGTTCAAGGCCACAGCGTGGGCAGTCGATGTGGAAGCGCACCATGCCCTCGGCGTTGTCGCACGCGCGCTCGACGTGGCACAGGCCCTTGAGGCGCGGCGTGCTGCCGCCGACGAACTTGGGGTATGGCGCGCCCTCTAGGCGCCCCTTGGCCAGGCCGCCAGGGTCGCCGGATTTCTCGATCTGCTGGTCGAAGGCGCTCCACTCATCCAGGATGGCCACGGCCACGGTGATGCGGCGGTACGCCCGGGCCGCCTTGCCCCCCAGCAGGTGCAGTACGCTGTCGCGGAAGGGCTTGAACTTGATGGTTTCCTCGGAGGA